CTTGAACATCCAGCGGTATTTATACCAGTTGTTTCAACACTAGTAACTATCATTGGTATTTTTTATTTTACCCAAAAAGATAAACCTAAACGTGTTGAAGGTGCCATCAATACAGGAAGTGGTCAAGTACCAACTCCAGAAGAGAGCGCACGAGAAAATGTTTGGTATAAAAATGAACTTGAACTTACAGATTTGGATCTATCACGGGAATCACTTTCAAGTAAATCTTCTACATTTGCCGATTTTCAGAAGCGAATTTTTAAAAATGTTATTGGTTTTGAATGTGATATACCTGAAACTAATCAATATATGCCTGGTCAAGCATTATGTCTTGGTGGTCAAGTTTATATTACAAATAATCATAATCTACCGGAATTTACTAATACCGAAATGAGAATAATAAGTTCAAGTATGAAGGATGGTGTAAACTGTAATCAAAAGTTCCAACTTAATATTAAAGATGTGCGCAGGTTCCCAGAAAAGGATATTGCTGTCATATATTTAAGACATGTTCCTCCTAAGCGGGATATTACTATGTATTTTATGAAAAGATGCACAGGCATTTTTAACGGAGTTTATGTTAAAAACACCAAAGGACACTTCGATTCCAACGTGGTTCGTAATATTCGTTTCTCACCTAAACATCCATTCAATATTGAAATTTCAGGATTCTTTAATAGCTTTATTGGTTGTCCAACGAATCAGACACAGTATGGTGATTGTGGTATGCCTTTATTAGTTGAGAGTTCATACGGTTACGCAATTGCTGGGATACATGTTGCCACTAATCATATTTCTGGAACTAGTTTTGCATTGGCTATTGATAATGAGATCGTGTTGGAATTACGAAATGCTGATATATTTTGTTCAGTACAATCAGGTTCCAAAGATCTACTATCAGCCCCCTCTGCGAGAAGGGAGATTGGACCTTTATCAAAGAAATCAGTTTTTAGATATATTCCAGAAGGAGTAGCCACAGTTTACGGATCATTCACGGGTTTTAGAGGTAAAGGTAAGTCACGCGTTGAGAATACACCAATGAGTTATTATTTATCTAGATATGGTTATAAAATCAATTATTTTAAACCAGAAATGAAATCCTGGGAGCCATGGAATATTGCTGCATCTAAAATGGTTGCAAAGAAGGCCGATTTGGACACTGAAATTTTAGACCTTTGCGTGAAACATTATATCCAAGATGTAGAGGCTGCGATGTTGAAACCTGAAAACGTTTCTATGTGTATGGTACTGGATGATTTTACTACTATTAATGGTGCACAAGTAGCTTATATTGATAAGATGAATCGAAATACTAGTGCTGGAAATCCATGGAAGAAAAGTAAGAAGCATTTTATGAGCGCTTGTGAACCACAACATGGAATGTTGGACCCCGTTGAAATAGATGATGAGATAATGTTACGTGTTGTGGAAATAATTGCACGGGCAGAAAAGCTTGAGCAATCACACCCTAATTTTTGTGCTCATCTGAAAGATGAGCCTGTTTCTCTGAAAAAGGCAAAAATGAAGAAAACACGAGTGTTCACTGGTGCTCCAATGGATTATATTATTGTTGTTCGAAAATACTGCCTTGGTTTTATAAGGCTTGTGCAGAATGAGAGAGTTGCTTTTGAAGCTGCCCCTGGTACTATTGCCCAATCCTTAGAATGGCAAGAACTTTTCCAATTTATCACAAAGTTTGGAGAAGATCGTGTTGTTGCAGGGGATTTTGTGGGTTATGACACAAGTATGGTACCTCCTGAAGTTGTCGCAGCATTTAAAGTAATATATCATTTTAGTGTCGCCTCAGGAAATTTTTCTCAAGAAGATTTAAATGTTATTGCAGTACTAGCTATGGACACAGCATTTGCGTTAGTTGATTATAATGGGGATTTGGTCATGTTTCATGGCATTAATCCTTCGGGTAATCCATTGACTGTTATCTTAAATAGCATAGTGAACTCATTGAGAAATAGATACGTTTATTACCTTCTGAATCCAAAACATGATTTATCAACATTTCGGGATCATGTGAGTTTAGTGACCTATGGAGATGACAATATCATGGGAGTTTCTAACGAAGCCCCATGGTTTAATCACACAGCCATTGTTGAAGCTTATGCATCAATAAATGTTGAATATACAATGGCAGATAAAGAAACGGAAAGTGTTCCATATATCAATATTGCGAATGCAGATTTTTTGAAGCGGAAATGGCGATTTGATACTGATTTAGGTTGTCATGTTGCCCCCCTCGCTGAGACCTCTATCGAAAAAATGCTTATGGTGTGGACTCGATCAAAGAGTGTGCCTGCTGAGGTTCAAGCTATATCTGTTGTCGCTGCTGCTGTGAGTGAATATTTCTTTTACGGTAGAAGCGTCTTCGAAGAAAAAAGAGAAATGTTGCAAGATATGGTTAAAGAACTTGATTGGCAGGTTTATGTTGAAGAATCAACTTTCCCTACATGGGATGAACTATCTGAAAGATTTAAACAATGTTCTAAACATTGTAAGCTCTTTCCAGAATATTATCAATAGTTTTGTTGGTTGCACTATACAACCACCCAGAGTATCGTCCTCTCTGGGGTAAAATGGTGTGAAGCAACTTTGAACTCACAAGTGTAGCACTTGTGTCCACAGGGATGTCTGTTACTAACTAGGAAGTATCGAGAAAATGAAGAAAAATAGTGAAGGCAGACTGGGACTTAAGGATCTAAGTCTTCATCTAGAGGTAAAACTGTGGGAGATCCAAACTTACTTTCATGTATGATCAGAAAAATCAGAATTTGGCTCAAGCATCAGAGCGTAAAGATGCGATTCAGATTAGCTCGCTGGCGCGAGAAATTATCGAACAATTCGGGGAAAGCTGTACATGTTCTCCAAGCGATAGCTGCGATTTGTGCGATTTTATACAATGTCTTGAAAATTCTCGAGGAATTGTGAATTATGAGTGTTTTCCTACCACTCTCCAATCTTCCGCACAAGATATATCAGCCCCTGACGAAGGAACAAATACAACACAGGAGGAAAATGTTGGCTTTGCTGATGATCAGGAAGAGACTGTGGTGGATATTCCTCATGATATGGGGGTATTTAAACCTGATAGTTCACAAAATGTGAAACTGGGATCTTTTTTAGGAAGACCAGTTAAAATTTATGCTGTTGATTGGCAGATAGGAACAAGTCTTACACCAGCTGCACATACATTTGATCCATGGTATTTATTCTTTAACCACACTTCAATTAAGAAGAAGTTGGATAACTATTACTTGGTTAGATGTAACTTACATTTGAAATTTGTTATTAATGCTTCTCCATTTTATTATGGAGCATGTTTGGCAGCATATCAACCATTATCAAGTCATTTTCCTGGTCCAATTATAACTACTGGTTTTGTGCGGGATCTAATTCCTCTTTCGCAGCGACCACATGTATATTTGTATCCTCAGGATTCTCAAGGTGGTGAGATGGTTCTACCATTTATATACCACAAGAATTGGTTGGATGCTACATCATCTAGTGATCTTATGGCAATGGGAACAGTAGATTTTGATTCCATTAACACCCTTCGTAATGCTAATGGTCTTACTACTGAATCCATAGAAATTCAGGTTTATGCTTGGGCTTCAGATATCGAATTAGCTGGACCAACAGTTGCCTTAGCTGTTCAATCCAAGAGACAAAGCAAAAAGCCTAGAGTTCCTATGAAGGATGAATATGAAGATGATGGAGTGGTTTCGAAGACCGCATCAGCTTTAGCTAAGGCTACTGGTATGTTGGGTTCTATGCCAGTTATCGGGCCTTTTGCAACCGCAACATCATATGCAGCTGATGCAGTTTCTAATATTGCATCATTGTTCGGTTTTACAAATACACCTGTTATTGATGATGTTCATCAATTCCAACCATCACCTTTCCCCAATATCTCATCTACAGATATAGGAATGCCTATTGATAAGTTAACACTTGATGCAAAAAATGAGTTGTCAATTGACCCACGAATAGCCGGTGTTGGTGCTGATGATGAAATGGCAATTACACATTTTGTGCAAAGAGAATCCTTCGTTGCACAAGCACAATGGTCGGCGACTGCTGTTACCGATGATTTTATTATTGGTTCAGCAGTAACCCCAATGATTGTCGATCAGCAATCATATACTAATTATGATGTTTGGCAATATACGCCTTTAGCATACCTATCAGAAATGTTTAGTTTCTGGCGGGGAGACATCATTTTCCGTTTTAAGTTTTTGTGTTCTAAGTATCACAGAGGGAGAGTCCGAATAAGTTGGGATCCTCATGGAGATATTAAATCATCTGGTGATTATACTACAGAAACTTACACTCAAATTGTTGATATTGCTGAGGAAACGGATATTGAATTTCGTGTACCTTTCACACAACAGACCTCGTATCTTGAGGTTACTGATCGTGGAATATATCACGGCTCAAATACGCCCACAGCACCTGATTCCACAATGAATGGTACTATCACTTGTGTGGTAATCAACAAACAAACTAGCCCAGTTGCTTCCGCTGACATAACAGTTGCAATGTTTGTCCGCGGAGCAGAGAATTTTGAGTTCGCTGGGCCAAAGAATATTGACCCCAATCTATCACCATATGTTGTACAGTCGAAACCTTTTGATAAAGCATCAAACGAAGTTATGTTAGGTTGTGGTCCATCGGATTCTGATCCCAATACCAATTTGGTGTATATGGGAGAAACGATATCCAATTTGCGGCAATTATGCCGTCGACAGACGTTGTATCGTAAATGCGTTCCAGCGTCTGCTTCAGCTATTGATACTATATATCACACATCACATGTATTGGCAAGATTACCAATTTATCCTGGTTATGATGATCAGGGCATTGATGATGCTCTTGGTATAACTAGTGGTGTTGCTGAGAAATTTAATTGGGTGAATTGGTCACCAATGTCTTTTCTCAGTTTGTGTTATGTTGGTTCTAGAGGATCTGTTGTTTATACCGTTAATGTTTGCGGCCAACATGAATGCTCTAGTGTAACTGTATCTCGTCAGAGATCTAGTCACACTAATTCAACCCGATCTAACACAACTTCTTATGGTGGATCAGCAGCACTGCGAGCTCAACCATATATCACTAGTGGTAATTACTTTGCTGGAGGTACTATTACAAACCAAGCTACACAAGCTGGTATTACGGCATTAATTCCGATGTATTCTCCTTTTAAGTTTTTATTCAACGATTATACTACTCGTTCGCGAGGTGATTCTGCTGATTTATCTAATAAAGATTCAGTTAGGATTGATCATTGGTATCAAACTGAAACAAATTCGTACAATGATGTTTATACTGATTTGTACGTGGGAGCAGGAACAGATTTCTCCTTGATTTTCTTTTTGAATTGTCCGACATTATGTACGTATGATTCAACTCCTACTCCTCTCTAAAAAAGTGGTGGTCGGCGCCACTTCTATTTCTATAAATAGTTTTAAATCCATGTTATCCATGGAACCGCTATGAATTGTGCAATTTAGACGCACTCTAATCATTACTCTACGGTTTGTTTTTCAACCGCACGCAGGTTCCATGCTCTCATGGATTTTCTGCGTGTGGGGAATTTTTCCTACACGAGAGTTGACGGTTTTATGAATAACATGGTCTTTTAGCC